GACGGCGATAACCACATTCGTCTTTGGAAAGCTGTAGTTCAGAGATCATTCCAAAATATGGGTGGGGGGGTGTCAGCGACGCACACAGCAATTAACACCGCCGCCACTGACGTGGCATCAGCCACAAATGCCTCGACAGCGTCAACTATTGTCAAAAGAGACTCAGGCGGAAACTTTACAGCAACGGTGGTCACAGCAAACCTCATAGGCAATGTTGTGGGACAGGTTCAAGGCGACGTATACGCCAGCAACGGCACAAGTGTGATTTTACAAAACGGCACTGATGGAACTGATGCGGTTTTCACCGGGAGAGCGACAAAAGCGGCAGCTATTGAAGTAGATGGCGTTGCAAATGATGTCGAGCATCGGATGATATTCGGTGAAGACAATGACGGAATTAACGCACCGGAGTTTTTATATAAAGACTCAGCCGCTAATTTCACCTACAACCCGTTTACTAACGCGCTAACCGCTGGTTCTTTCGTTGGCGCTGTTGCACTGTCAAACGTAACAGGACTGCAAACGGCACTAGATGCAAAAACAACGCAAGCCGCTGCACTTCTAGCTGCTTGGCCGATTGGGTCTATATATACCTCTGTCACTTCAGCTAACCCAAGCACCCTGTTCGGCGGTAACTGGGAGGCATTTGGTGCTGGACGGGTTATGATCGGTTTAGATTCAAACGACACTGACTTTGACACGGTAGAAGAGATCGGCGGTTTTAAAACACATACACTAACAACCGCAGAAATGCCCGCACACACACACGCTATTAATGGGATAGAAAATCAAAGTGGTACAGGTAGTGACGGTGGCGGTAATAGTGCTTCTAGCTACCCCACCGTAAACACTAATTCCACTGGCGGCGGCGGTGCTCACAACAACGTGCAGCCTTACATTACTGTTTACATGTTCAAAAGAATTGCAGATTAATGGCCTACATTCCGCTTAGAAACATTGGTGCTGGCGGCATTGTTACCGACCAAGACCCCTATGATCTGGAGCTGACACAGTTTCCAAACGGGAACAATGTCTCGTTTCACGATGGCAGAGTTGGTAAGTCGCTAGGCCACAGTGATAGATTTACAACGACCGTAGCGCCAACGCACATCCACGGTTGGCTATTTGCTGGTAACAACACTGTCGTCATTGGTACGCTAAACAAGATATTTAGATTTAACGGGTCTAATCAAACCAACGTAACAAAGACATCAGATGCTACCAACTACACTAACAGCCCCCGCTGGCAATCAGAGCAGTTAGGTACAGCGTTGATGATGAATAATGGCAGTGACGTACCGCAATTTATGCAGCCATCAGAATCTCGTTTTCAAGACCTTATAGCTTGGCCTTCAAGCGTAAGAACCCATTGCCTCAAACCCTATAAGTCTTTTTTGATTATGGCTGGATATGAGGCTGGGAGTAACAAGTACCCATATACGGTTCGATGGTCTGATGAATGTGATCCTACAGGTGTGCCTACAGATTACGCTATAACTAGCACAACTAATCTGGCTGGAGAGAATACATTAAGTGGTAACAATGGGAATCTTATTGATCAGCTAACACTTAACAACTCTCAGATTATTTACGCCGAGCGCGGCGTGTTTGCGATGGACTTTATTGGCGCACCGTTTGTATTCTCATTCCGCGAAGTGTTTAGCGATGACGGCATCATTAACAGGGGTGCTTGCGCTGAGTTTTTTGGAAAACATTTAGTGGTTGGTCATAACGACATATATGTTCACGACGGTAACCAAAAACAAAGTGTTGTTGATAAGAGAGTTAGACGCACATTCTTTAACTCTTTAGCCGACAAGAGAAGTGTCTTCTGCCAGACGGTAACCGACAGATCAGAAGTATGGATTTGTTACGCAGACGCAGACGCGGCTGACTCAGAGTCAGCAAACAGAGCGTTAGTTTACAACTGGGCTCAGAACGCTTTTACGTTTATTGACTTGCCTAACCTGAGAGCCTTAACGGTCTCAGACAGGATGGACACTAGCAACAACTGGGACTCAGCCGCTGGCACTTGGGGTTCAACAAGTGACTACTGGTCTAGCTCATCTCTTAGTGCTGACGCTAATGCATTAAAGCTCTTTGGCGCTGGGCATGTCGCATCAAAACTTTTCACGATGAATGACACGCATGGAGCTTCAGGCGTTGCGGTAAATGCTTTTGTAGAGGCCACCAAAATTGATTTAGATCAAGTGATTGGTAAGGCCACAAACACGATTAAACAGATTAATGGAATACTCCCACAGATTGAGGGTCAGGGCTCTGTCAACATAACCGTAGGAACAAGTCACACGCCTCAAGATGGTATTTCGTGGGGCTACACAAGCGCCTACAACATTGAGTCAGATCACAAGATAGATGTTAGGTCTTCCGGTCGTTACTTTGCGTTAAAGGTTGAAAGCAATAGCGCCTCTGACTACTGGCGACTGACCGGGTTAGATATCGACATTAGCGAGGTAGCGGCACGATGAGTTATCTGCCAACAACCTCATCGGCTCAGAGCTTACCGGATATTAAAAACTGGATAGCCGGTGAGCTTGTGAGGATTTCAAACAATTTTACAACATCAAGACAAACTTTAAACATACCCGTCATCAATGCAGCACCCGCAAAGCCACAGGTGGGCGATGTTGTTTTTGCTGACGGCACTAACTGGAATCCAAGTGGTGGTCGTGGACTTTATTACTACGACACGAGCTGGGTCAAAATAGCATAGGTACATATCATGGGAATGTTTAGCTTCGGTAAAAACAAGGCTGAAAATAGTTCAAGTTCGTCAACATTTGTTGATCCGAATCAATCACCTTACTTGCAGGACATCTACGGTCAAGCGCAGCAGCTTAACGCGCAAGGGATGCCCGTTGAGGGCGTTGCCGGGATCAACGGAATGTTGGGTGGTGCGCTTGGCACAGCTTACGGTGCTGGCGGTATGCAAGCCGGTGTTGGCGCTAACATGATGGCGTCCGGCGCTAATGCGACCCAAGGCACAGGCATGGCGTTGAACTATGCTAGTGGCGCGATGGGTGGTAACGCTCAAGGTGGAATCAACACTGCGATGGGTGCGGGTCAGGGCATGGCAAACATGGCGGGTATGGCCGGTGCTGCTAATAACCGTGGGTTTAACGCTAACAACGCTGGGCAGTACATGAATAACAGCTTGTTAAATAGCCAGATAGATGCGGCCAGCACAGATGTTGTGCGTAATCTTCAAGAAAATCAATTAACAGGGATCGCATCTAACGCTGCGGGTTCTGGTAACTCTGGGTCTAGCAGGGCGGGTGTTGCCGCCGGGATTGCCGCACGAGGCGCTGGCGACCGTATTGGCGACATATCGGCAAGCATGAGAGGCCAAGCGTATAACACCGGCCTTGGTATTGAAGCCAACCGGGCCTCACAAAACGCTGGGTTTCAGCAGCAAACTAACTTGTCGAATCAGGGCGCGTACAACAGCATGATGCAGTACGGCGCTGGCTTGGGTCAGAGCGCGTACAACACCAATCAGCAGAACCAACAGTTTGGTGCAAACTTGGCTGGGCAATTAGGCCAGCAGGGTTATGGCAACATGATGTCAGGCGCTAACATGATGAATCAAGGCATAGGAATGCAACAGGGCGCGGGTCAATACATGCGTGATTACGATCAGCAGATGCTTAACAATCAGTACCAGCAAGCTATGTCGCCGTTTAACAGCTTAAACTTCTACTCTCAGTTAGTAGGTGCTCCAAACAACCTAAGCGAGCAAGAATCATCAGGTAAGTCTAGTGGTTTTAACGTGAAGATGGAGGGGAGCTAAGTAATGAGTATCTTTGATATTTTTACAAACAAGGCGGCGTTGTCAGAGAGTGACTCCTTTGTTGGTGCACTGGACACGGGGCTAGAGGATTACAAGGCTCAACTTGAGGCCATGCCAGCTTTTCGTCCAGCCGTCAATGCGGAGGGGGTGACTAACCCAAGGCAGATGCAGTACGCTCAAAACAACTTGATCCATGACGGTAACGGCGGGTATTACTCCCCAGAGCGAATGGAGAAGTTACAAAAGTACAATCAGCTGCAAGCTGTAAAAGATCAGCAAACAGCGGCATACGAGCGAAAGTTAAATAACCCACTATTTAACATAAAGGACTTGGGCGCTGACATCTTTAGAAATACCGTTGGCCTCGTACCTAATATGCTTTCCGGGTCAGAGGGTTATGACCCAAGCCAGCGCGAGACAAACAACTACCGGACTGCAATTAGCGGCCTTGTGCAAAAGCAACAGGAAGCGTTATCGGGTCTAAGCACTGCAAGAAAAGAAAGAGCACAAGCATTTATTGGCGGCATTCGTAAGCCCGTTGGTGTTTCTTTTCCAACTGCCCAAGGACAAGCCATAGCTACGACAGACTCAGAATATGGCGGAATAGAAATGGAATTTTTGACGGATGGAGCTGGTAATCCCGTAATTAAAAACGATATAAATATGGTTGAATTGGGCGGCGGCGGTGTAGGTGCAATTAATGCAAATGACCTTAATGCTGGAATAAACGAAATTGTTTCTTCAGAAGATGCGACAAGTGCAAACGCTAGTTCGACTGAAGCGCAAGTTGTTTCTACTGCTTTAGCAAAGGATGCTGTAGACGCAGCTATAAATTTACAATCTACTCAAAATAATGCAAGAACTATGAGCGATTTGTTTAGCAGAATACGCAACCACCGGGGGAGAGCGGCTGTTCTTAACAGTAACCTTGGAACATTGAACCCGATGCTTCGAATTCCAAACAGCGCAGAGCTTGATTTTAACTCTATTCTCAAAGAGTTACAGGGCGATGTGTTTATGACGGCGTATGAAGGTCTGAAAGGCGGCGGTCAAATTACTGAAATTGAGGGAGAAAAGGCAGAGCAAGCCATTCAGAATATGACGATTAACCAGACTGAACAGCAGTTTATGGAGAGCCTAGACATACTTGAAAATATTGTTATGCAAGCCACTAGAGAGGCTACAAACAAAGCCAATAAGTTAAAGGTCTCAAAAACATCTACGGGCGTCACTTACCAAATCGTTAATGATTAAAAGGCTTTAAAAAAATGCCAAAAATAAAAATTGGAAATAGTTTTTTTCTTGTTGATGAAAGCTTTAACGCTTTACCTGATGAGCTTAAAGAGGAAACCATTAACGAAATGGCTGCAAGTGTGCAGTCCTCGCAAAGTTTAAATGTTTCAGAAACCCCTGCTCAAAAGCAAGATCGTATTAATCAAGAGGTCTTGCAGTATGGGCGCATGATGGAGCGACAGGATTTAGATCAAGCGGTTTCAGATATGAATCCACTGCACAAGTTTGCGGCCTCTGCCGGTGTACAAGTCAACAAGGTTGGCTCTGGTATCGCAGACCTAATGGGCATGGGTTCTGGTGAAGAGGGTGCTCGTCGCCTTGAGCAGACTAACGACGCTCTCGCAGCAGACTCACCGGCTTTAAACATGACCGGTCGAATGGCTGGCGGTGTTTTAATGGCTGCGCCTTTAGCCCTTGGAGCCGAGGCTGCTATCCCAGCAGGGTTAGGCATGATGGGTCGTGGCGCTTTAGCTACTGGACTAGGCGCTATTGAGGGCGGTGTTGAGAAACCGTTTAGCGACGAGACGCGAGTCGGTAACACCTTAATGGGAGCTGCTGCGGGCATGGCCTCAGAGCCTTTATCTATGGCGCTACAAGCCGGACTTAAAAGAGTACCGTTTGGGGCTTTAGCTGATTTTGCAGTAGGAAAGAGCAAATCTGTAAAAGAGAGTATTGAAAGATCAATGCGTGATGCCGGTATGGATTACAGCGCCTTAAAGCCTGAGACCAAAAAAATACTAGAGTCAATAAACCGCGCTGATGATGTGGATGTTGCCATCAAAGAGGCAATGGAAACTGAGTACGGGTTTAAGCTCACAGCCGGTGAGCAGAGCGGTGACTTTGCACAGCTATCAGCGGAAAGTTCAGCGGCGCGTCAGTCACAAGCCGCTGGCGAGTCAATGCGTGATTTTAAAATAGAGCAAAACCAAGCCATAACAGAGGCCGGTGACCGCATGGCTCTTGAGGCCGGTGGTGAGATACGAGGTAATGAGCAAGTAGGTACTGTTCTTAAAGATGCTTTGGGCGATGCCAAGAGTCAAGACAAGAACAATTACCAAGCTCTTTACGATGCCGCAAAGGATATGGCTCAAACAAATGACATAGAGATGCCACTGGATCAGTCAGTGATTGCCGATGCATTTTATAATGTTGCAAGAGAAAGCGTCAGCACGCACGAAGGACTACTTAAAGACATAGGCCGTGAGCTGGCTCGTCTTGATGTATTAGACCCGGAAGAATTTGCTAACGACATACCTTTTAGTATTCCTGATCTAGACACAAAGGCGTTAGGTGTTGATAACTCTGAAGACTTTATGAAGTTTCTCAACAGTAAGTATTCAGCAAGCGATCCTGCTGGCAACAGAATACTAGCTATGATAAAGGACGCTGTTGAGTCTAACGCTGACGATGTTATTGCAAGGTCACTTGACACTGTAGATGGTGTGGCTGCTAGAGAGTTTTTAGATGTAGCCAAAGCAGCGCGTGCCGCCAATAGAAGCTACCGTGGACTGTGGGAAAATAAGGATGTGTTGCAATCACTCACAGGCTTAAAGAATCAAAGCACAGAGCCTCTGAAAACTGCAAGTGATGTTGTAAAAGTTATCATGCAGAAACCAGAGAACGCTCGTAAAGTGATTGCTGAACTGCAAAGCCGTGGAAGTGAACAAGCCGTTGCTGATCTAAGAACCTACGTCTTAAAAGACATAATGGAAGGTTCTATAAACCCAAATATCCCTACAGGTAACTTAGGGTTATTTAGCGGCGCTAAATTGACAAATGCGATAAAGAAAAACAAAGCATCTTTAGAGGCTATTCTTACACCCGAACAAATGTCACAACTAAAAGCCTTTGAGGTTGGCGTTGGTAAGGCTACTAACAAACCAGCCGGTGCGGTTAATTACTCTAACACTGCAAGTAAGATTGCTGACATGCTTATGAGTGGGTTAGGTCGGACTCCTGTTCTTGCACCATTGGCAGGATTAAGCGACATCGGAGCAAATCAGACTATTAAGCAAGCGTTAAAATCAGGCCGCGCTCCTGTCGATCACATCCTTAAATTAGACGGCAACCATGTGAAGCTTAACGCCTTACTGCGCCAAGTTATTAATCAAACCGAGTTTACCAGTGAATCAGCATTAGCTGAGTCGGAGTAGCATACCTATGGGAATTTTGAACGCTGTCCGAGCTGGGTTAGAGGAAGGTGCTAAACGAATCAAAGCCTACCATGGCTCTCCCCATGATTTCGATAAGTTCTCAACTGAGAACATTGGAACCGGTGAGGGCGCACAGGCATACGGTCACGGTTTGTACTTTGCCGAGCGTGAGGGTACGGCTGAAGCTTATAAAACATCCGGCAAAACAAAAGGGTCAATGTACGAAGTTAATATTAATGCCTCTACCGATGAGATGCTTGATTTTGATTTGCCAATAAAAAACCAACCTAAAAATGTACAAAGCGCAGTTTACAAGTCTATAGAAACAGTACCTCAAAGCACATTAGACGATTACTTTGGTGGCGCAAAACAAAATATTATTTCAGGCGATATGACAGGCCGTGATTTTATTACAAACATGGAAAAAGCCACCGGTAATATAGACGGAGGTGAGTACGAACTTGCGAAAAGAGGCATCAAAGGCATTAAGTATGCCGACGCACAAACTCGTTTTTCTCCCAAAGGTAGAACGAATAACTACGTCATATTTGATGACAAGACCGTTGAGATTGCGCGTAAGTACGGCGTCTCTATGCCAATAGCCGGAGCGATCCTTGCTGGCACTATGACACCAGAAGATGCACAGGCTGGGGTGGTTTCAGAGGGCGTACATTTAGCGCAAAGAGTTTTGGAACTTGGGATTTTAAAAGCACAATCTGCGGGGAACCCTACCGCTGTTAAGACCGCAATTACTAAATATAATAAAGCGATGAAAGAGAGTCCGGCGTTTGCTGATAGGGAGCGAAGAGCTTATGCAGAGGACTATAAAACTATTTTTAATGAGGCTGACATAGCTCCTAAACAAATCATAACTCCTGAGTCATTGGTAGGTAACACCATTACGCCTGTGCGGGGTGACCGAAGTAATATTGGTCATTTATCGCAAGTAGGCGGTATCCCTGTTGACGTATCCGTCGAGGGCGGCGTTAAGTTTAGCCGTCAACACGGGGGCTGGGCCTCGTCAGCGGGCGTAGCGCGAGGTCAGCACAACAAACACATTGCGGCA